TTAAGCCGCCTGGCAGATTAGACAACGTACCAGCATCAACTAATTGCCGAATGATTGACGTACCTGATTTAGCAAACGCGCCGATAAGGTGAATCAAACCAAAGCAATAGAAACCAAAGCCAGGCACATAACCATAGTGGACAAAGTGGCTGCGCTTCTGCTTCGTCTTATCTTCTGGCCGCCAGTTACGACGAATAGCTAAGACTTCTTGCGACGACTTATCCATCGTCACAATATATGGCAGTGCTATACCAGTCTCTTCGCCATCATCATCTTTATCTTCATAGCCTTCGAGATCCAAGAACACTTGCATCTCAATAAGTTTATAGCGATCATCACTGGTTGCCCGAAAGCCCATCTTCTCAGCAATTTTCTTCTCTACATCGTCTAGCGTATCTACCGGCTCAGGTAATTCAATGTCCCGATAAAAGCCAGCTACTTGCAAACGGCGTAAATCATTTTCGGTTTTGCGCATCACATGGGATACGCGGTCAGCCGTTTCTAAATTACTTGAGCCGTAAGGAACCACAACATCTTCCGCCGGCACAAACAATGAAACCTGACGATCTAATGAAGGATCAAAGTACACTTTCTTAAACGCATTGCCAGACAGACCCAAGCCCCACAACATACGCTCATGCTCAGGACGATACTCAACCATCTTGTCCGTTAGCTGGAAATTCATATCATCCTGCACACGCATCGCCGCTTCTTTTTTCTCTGGCGTTTCCTTGCCGATGATCTTGGTCTTTACTGGTCCAGAAGCAGGAAAGGTTTCCATGATTGTCTCAGCTTGGAACTTAACCAATGCCTCCGACAACAGTGGATGGTAAACACCGCACGCACCTTCCCACGGTTCGGCGCGCTCCTCAATCTTCATGCCCAGTAATTCCAAGCCGTCTACATAAGTCTGCATCCAATCTTTACGCGAACTAATGTCGTCATCAAAGTCAGACAGCAAATCTCCAGCCAATGAAGACAACGTGCCGTCATCTATATACTCAGCAAGGTTCGCATCAAAATCATCTTCTGATTCTTCGTCCGGCTCGATCTCAATCTCTAGCCCCTCTAATTTAAGGCGTACTGATTCCGGATCTTCAATCTCAATCTCAATATCTGGCTCGCCAAGCATTGCCTCTAAGCCAGTTGGCGCCTGTGAAAGCGACTTATCAATATTCGTTGCCATAGTTGTCCTTAGTAATACGACTTTTTACGACGGAAGCCGATTTCATCTTCCTGTTCATCTGAATCTAACCGCAGAAACCCGCCCTGCCTAAATCTAATCAGCGCCTGTGTAGCCGAGTCAGTCAAGTCATCATGCTCAGCATTCGGAAACCGCGCCATTTCCTCTATTAACTCATCGGCCCAGCGCGTATCCGGCGCCCAAACCTTACCAGATCGGAATAAGTCTGTAACCGAATTAATACGCACAAACTTATCGTTACCCCTGACCGGCGTATAGTCCGAAACCATCACCCCCATCGCCCTCAACTCATATATAAGAGGTGCGCCGGCTGCTTTGGCCTCGATAATACAAGCATCAGGCTCCCATTCATCGTAAAACCGCTTAGCCGTGTCTTTCAACTCCGGGAATTCCATCTTATTCTTGTAGGCGTCCAACAGAATGATGTTCACATCATCCGCATTCTCGTTTAAATGGAACACACCCCATGTGGTACACGCAGAATAGTCAGCCCGCTGGCTCTTTGTGAACGCTGTATCCCAAGATTGGATAATAAACTCGCATCTCGGCGGCCTATCTGGCTCCCAACGCTTCCACCAATCCCGTTTTACTATCGCGCCTTCCTCTCCAGTAGGCTTTTGCTGGTACTGTGCGTTCCATTTGTACGCCGGAAGCTCATCTTTCAGTGCTTCTAGCTCCTCTAATGACCAAAACTCGGGCCATAAAGACTTGCCAGACGGCATAATGGCCGGTAATTCGATCACTTCCCAGTCTGTGTTGTCACTTTTTAACACTTTGCCGGTCAAATCTTTATCCGACCAGCGTGTCATCACAATAATAATCGCCCCGCCAGGCTGTAATCGCTGCCGAGGACCAGATGTGTACCACTCATACACACTATCAAATACCGTAGGATCACCCTGGGCTAACCTAGCCTCTTGCTCTGAGTGCGGATCGTCAATAATAAGCAGATCGGCGCCCTTACCAGTAACAGTACCCCCCACCCCAATAGCAAAGTAATCCCCCCCATGATTAGTAGCCCAACGGCCAGCAGCCTTAGAATCAGCCCTAAGACTGACATTCGGAAAGATCTTCGCATATTGCTCACTATCCACTAAGTTCCTAACCTTCCGGCCAAACCCTACCGCTAACTCAGCCGTATTAGATGTCTGGATCACCTTCTTATTAGGGAAGTTCCCTAAGAACCACGCCGGCAACATATTAGAAGCAAACTCAGACTTGGTATGACGCGGCGGCATATTAATTATCAGCCGCTTCAACGTCCCCGCAGCTATCTCCTCAAACTTCTTAGCCATAAGAGCATGATGCCTCCCATGTATAAACCCCGGCCACATCTCATGCACGAACGACATAAAAGACTTCTGCGCCCGCTCACGGACAACAGCATCCTTATATTGCGCCACCTGCTCAAACAGCTTCTCCTGCTCAGCAACCGGCAACTTATTTATCAATTCGCTTAAATCCACCAATCCCCCAAATACGACATGCTTGTCGCTTTTGAACCGTACTGCATTTTCACGCAGTTCTTTTTTACTAACTACTCCAGATTCCTAAACTTCAAATATACCGGCCTCACAGATCTCCCGCTACCCTTCAACCTCTTCAGCGCGCCAAGCTTCACTAGCCGGTCTAATATCTCCGACGTATTCCCCATCCCACTCTTTCCCCTAATCCTACATATCTCCCGTATAGACGGACCATACCCCTTTACCTTCCACCACTCATCTATCAATAAAAATACTTCCCTCTGCGCCGGCGTCATATCCATCCCCATACACTCATCAAACGTCTTATCCATCCGCTTCTGAGTCATTTCCCTGTTTATTAATATTGTCATTTTGTGTCTATCTATCGGGTTTCCGATAGATGTCGTTTTACCATGTATCGGGTTCCCGATAGATGCAAGATTATTAACCCTTTTCATTTTCCAAAAATATATCCCCCCCAGGGGTATCCGTTCTGAAAGATGACGGGGGGTGTTCTGTGGGGGCGATACCGCTATCCTGGGAATCCAAGAAAATAGGGGAGGGTTTGGGTGTAATAGTATGTGTATGCGGGGGGGAGTCCTCACCCTGGCTTTGGGGGGTGGGGGTAGGGTGGGGGTCGCCTGGCTCTGGCTGGATTTCCGCATCGGCAGCCTGGCTGTCGTCGTCGCCGGCAAGCTCGGCTAGTAAGGCTGTCGCATCAACGTCGAGCGCATCGTCAAGGTTTAATGTGATTGTTTTTAGCTCGCCTAATATCTTATCTCTAATTGCTTTGCTATCCTGAACATGAGTGATTTGCTTGCGTTCAACGAACGCATCAACACCGACGACAGTTCCCAATACTTTAGCCGCGCCGACCTTAGTAGACTCTTTTGCCGTAGGACTAAGCACTACTTGTACAAGCGATTGAATGACAAGGTTCCTCAGAGATTCAGAGGATCTGTATTTCGCCGCCTCATTTGCCAGTGCATAAGCTTCTATTTCTTGGAGGATTCTAGGATTAGCCTTGAGCTTGCTCGCATCGGTTCCTACTGACTTAGGTTTCGCTGTCGTGTTATACGCTTTCCGGTAAGCCCCTGCGCCGGTTTCACCCATTGCGATACCTTCCGCAAACTTCCTTTGCTTGGCAGTAAGCTCAGATTTGCCAATGCGTAGAACGCTATGGATACCTTCCGCCCCTATCTTATCCTTTAGTGCTTCCCTAGTAGATTTGGTGACTTTCATAATGTACTGATCTCGCTGCGCTCGTGAACAATGCGGTCGAGCATACAGGAACAAAGCAGGAAACTCAATAGCTGCCGGCTATTAACTCCCAGGAATTCATAGCAATGCTATCAAAACCTGGTTAATGATAGAAAAATACAATCATAAAACCTATTGCAAACCCCTTGCAAAACCCTTGACCGATGCAATCTGTATGCTAGTATTCAACTCATGCACTGCAGCCAGTAGTGCCTTACTAGGAGACCGACAACATGGAATATAACTACGAGACAGAAGCGGTTAGACAATACGCCTACGCTATTGGCAGCCAATGCCCCGACCGCGCTTGGATTCTCTCGCCTTATGACACATGGGAAGCAAACCCGTTTTACATCGGCGAACCGCAGCCGCACCCAGAAGAAGACTATTAATTAAACCGGCCGGCTACAGTGCCGGCCACTACTCACCCACTAGGAGATCACAACATGACCAATACAACCCGCTTAGTAATTGAAATGCTCGCAATGACGAAAGAAGGTATGCAGCCGCTTGATTGTCTTTACTACGCTACTGGCGAAGGGGTTGAGTATCCCGATGCTGTTTACCTTGTCACGCGCGCGCTGAAGCTTGACGACGATGCTGTTTTTGAACTCGAAGCCGACTACCAATAATAGGAGAAAAGAAAATGAACGATTACACCGCCAACGGATTTAAAGACCGCCGCGCTTATCTTGAGAGCCTTTGCGAAGAATATGACCGCGACACTGTTTATATGCTTGCCGGCCTACTCGGAAGCTCTGAAGATTTTGACGGGCTAGTAACTAGCCTTGAAGATTACGCCGACGAATTTTGATGCACTGGCCGGCCACAGTGCCGGCCTACTCTCACCCACTAGGAGCCAATAAAATGAAAACCACACTATCTGTTTATGACTTCCGCGATGCTTTCGTGCGTTATGGTCGCGCCGACCAATTTTCTTACGACGCACTCGGCTTGATATACGATTATTTTGAAAGTGCCGAACCTGATTATGACCTCGACGTTATCGCTATTTGCTGTGAATTCTCTGAGCAATCACCCGCTGCCATTGCTGCGGACTATTCAATCGAGATCGACGAAAACGAAAACGACGAAGAAATCGCCGGTGCAGTATTAAGTTACTTGGAAATAAACACGCACGTTATCGGCGAGACCGACGACGGCAAATTTGTTTACATTCAATTTTGAGGATTATCAAAATGAACACAAAGGTTATCCGCAAGGCTCTTTATAACGCTTTCGGGTCGCGCAAGTACCGAATCACCGCCAGCGGCGAAATTCACGTTTTTGGCATTATGCCGAACACGGACAAGGCCAACTGGTATCTATTCGGCTGGATTGGTAACACAGAAACCGAAAACCATATCAAATGCTTGTAACCCACAGGAACCCACAAAATGAAAATCACTATTCGCATAGATAAAAATTACGGTATTGAAACCGCCTACCCAGTTTGTGCTCAGTCCCGCTTATTGGCCGACCTTGCCGGCACTAAGACACTGACGCGCCGCGCACTGGATACCATTGCCGCGCTCGGATACACGATCACGCTGGCACAGGAAACGACCCGCACATTTAAACACTTGGAAGCCGCACAATGAAAAAATATGAATTCGAGAAAACCGATTTCGGTTGGCGCTGTTTTGAGTACAACCGCGCTCACCGCGCATACTTTTACATCGGCCATTTTTTTACAAAATCAGATGCAATTAGATTTTCAAAGGAAAATAACCAATGATTAAACCGACACACAACATCACGCCGGACTGCTATCTATCTACCAGTGCCGGCCAATGGCGCATCATATGGCGTGGGCAAACCTTGTGCGCCGACAAAGCCACAGCCGCCGAAGCACTGGCCGCAGCAAAGCAGCTAAAGGTTATCCCCGATGCCGAATGGTTTTGGAACGGCGAGAAAAGCAGGTTCGACCCGATACCAGCACCGCGCCGGGTTGACGAAGCCGCGTTTTTTACCCTCGAAATGCAGCCCGCGAACCCGCAAACAGACACTACACTACCGCTTTTTTAACTGGAGATCAGACAAATGAAACGCCGCCAATATTTGAATGATGTAATCCGCTTGTGTAAAAACGCCGCCGAGATCAGACGCAGCGCAGAAAACCCGAGCAAATACATGACGCGAACCCACGTTTTATTGCATTATGTCGCGCTCAAACGGCTAGGAAATCAGACGGAAAAATAAACCTTGACAATTGCGAGAGTCACGCTAAGATATGCAACAGGTACTAGCGTGACAACCTACCACTTACAGGAGATTAAACGAATGTTTACTTTTTATTACAATGGAATGTATATCAATGGAAGTTTTTCACGCTCAGATTGTTATGTGACGGACGATACATTTTATTTTTTGGGGCGAATGTTTAAAAGCGCGCACGCCGCAAAAATAGCAATCACCCGCGCACGCCGCGCAGGAATACCAACCAGTAGATAGGAGATCAGACGAATGAAAACAAAAGACTACACGCTTACCGGCGCAGAACTGCAAATACTTGTTCATGCATTGGCCGATTATAAATACCACCTAAAGCCGACCGAAAGCATACTGGCCGACCCCGAAAGTAATAGATCGCGCTTGTATCTGTACAACACGACCGCAGCCTTATTAGACCAAGTTAAAACCGACTTACGCTTGTTATAGGAGATCAGACCATGCGATTTAGCCGCATCATACACCGACTTTTTGACATTCCCTGCCGCGAGTGCCGCGAGATAAACGTACTGTTCTGGCGTGTTCGCTGCTCATTTTGTGACGCTGGCGAAGGCCGAATTAAATAGGAGATCAGAAGATGAAACAAATTGCCGCCTACCCGAACGCAGATTATGGTATCGAGTCCCGCGTGTATCAGACGGACAAGGGTTTCAATGTCGCACTATACGACACTGACGCAGACGAACGCGTCTGCTTACTTATCCGCTTTCAGACGCTCGCGCAAGCAATCGTTAAAGCAAAACACCTAGCCAACATTTAAGGAGAGAAATTATGGGATTAGATATGTATCTGACGGGCAAAAAATACTTGTGGCAATCAGACGCTATAGACGCAAAAATAAGTAGGCAAATTTCAGACGAATTAAATTTACCGCGCAGAGTAAAAGAAATTTCAGTGGAAGCAATGTACTGGCGCAAAGCAAACCAGATACATGATTGGTTTGTGGAAAATGTGCAGGACGGTATAGACGAATGTAAGCCGCACCATGTTAGCCGAGCAGATTTGGAAAGCCTGTTAAAAGACTGCCGCGCCGCGCTATACCATAAAGACAGCAACATACTGCCGCCGTCAGAAGGATTCTTTTTTGGCAGTACGGAAATTGATGCGGATTACTGGAATGACATAGAACGCACCGCAAATGAAATAGAAGCTGTACTTACGGAACTAGATGACACATGGGAATTTGAGTATTGCTCAAGCTGGTAACTAACAGGAGATCAGACGAATGAAAATTACTTATTATTGCAACCATTGCAACAGTGAAAATGTATGGGTTGACGGAATGAAGCACATGAACGAGCCGGATACTTATTCAGAATACGACACTTATTATTGCGCCGGAGAATGTGACGGGGAAATAAGCTCAATAGGAATTAAACAAGGAGAGACAGCATGAAAACAAGTGAGTTAACAGGCGCAGCACTTGATTGGGCAGTAGCACAGTGTGAGGGAACCCTGCATGACGATGGGACTGTACCGGATTACTTTCAACCTTCCGTTGATTGGGAACAAGCCGGTGCGATTATTGAATGTGGGGGTATCAGTATTGTCAGAGTAAGTGACTCAATTTGGGATGCTCACATGAGCAACGTAAATTTTTATGAGTCCGGCACAACACCACTAATTGCAGCCATGCGCTGCTATGTAGCGTCGAAGATGGGAGATGATGTAACAGTACCAGAAGAATTACAAGGAGAAACAGCATGACCAATTTTAATGCCGCACTGACGGGCGAACTGGCCAAGATGAAATCACTCGGCATATGGATACCGCCGGCAGTGATGCAGACTGCCGAGACATTGTGCGAGTCACGCTTTGGCAGCTTGAGCGTATCTCAAATTGCCGATCTGCTTATGACCACGCGGGGCAAGATATGACCAAAACGCAAATGATTTTGATGGAGATCATCACCCTAGATGGTGCGGAATGGAAAGATATTGTCGATTACATACGCGACAAGAAGATCAAGATTACGAATTGGAACAAGGTTAGATCGGAACTTCAAGAGCTAATCAATTCAGGCATGGTCTACCGAGTGCAGCAGGTAAAAAGTGAAATCTATGTGAGGACAACATGAAAGAACAGATGCGCGAGGATATGATTGGCATACTGATGAAATTCTGCAATGACAATGATCTGCCGCAGGATTCAGCCGACGATTTGATAATGCGAGAACAGATTACCGATTTTCAATTTGGATTTTTGATAGCGTACTGCCGCATATGGGATGCGATGGAGTCAGTATGCGAGTGCTAGTCGCTTGCGAATATTCTGGAACCGTCCGCGATGCTTTCTTGGATCGCGGACACTACGCAATGTCATGCGACCTATTACCTTGCGAGAGTCAGGCTTCTGGCGACCACTATCAAGGCAATGTATTGGACATACTAGACCATGATTGGGATTTGATGATCGCGCACCCGCCTTGTACTTACCTATGTTCTAGTGGACTACACTGGAATAATAAACGCCCAGGGCGAGCCAGGCTGACACTCGAAGCACTGGATTTTGTCAGGATTCTACTGGCCGCGCCGGTTCCGCGCATCGCACTGGAAAATCCAATTGGCTGTATCTCTACAAAAATCCGGCCTTACGATCAGACGGTGCAACCTTACCAGTATGGACACGATGCCAGTAAAACTACCTGCCTTTGGCTAAAGAACTTGCCGCCATTACGACCGACCGGATTTGTTGAGCCGCGAATTGTCAACGGCAAACGCAGATGGGCTAATCAATGTGACAATGGAGGCCAAGATAAACTACCACCTAGCGCTGACCGATGGAAAATCCGCAGCCTGACGTATCAAGGAATCGCACACGCAATGGCCGATCAATGGGGTAACTTGTAGGAGATCAGACGAATGGAATATACCGACCTGAAAATGTATTCAATCCATTTGATTGAAGATGACAATGGAAATGTTCGTGTATTTTCCGACTGGACTGGCGCCGGCTTTAGGGCATTGTCATTAGGGAATGAGATTATGGAAAGTTTGCATGAGATTCAGCCGCATACAAACGATGAATTAACCATCGAACTATCCATACTCTCTAACTTTGAGCATTAACTGGGTCAGGCTTTGTGAGAATTGGAACAGGCCGACCCGTAACATGAAATCATTGGCATCTTCGCCGATTGTATCGCTCATCCATGCCGGCCAGCCTATATCTGCCGCCGCCTGCTGACCAGTGCCGCTGTGATCGTTATCTGCCACGATCAAACCAGATTTTAGCTCTAGTCCTATTTTTTTCATGTTGCCGGCAGAGAAGCAAACATGAATTGTGTAACGCCGTTTGACCTGAGTCATGACAGACCGGACACTGAGTGCAGTAGCGTATCCCTCACACAAGATGTTCATCCCGCCATTGTCGAACACGAACGACGCACCCGCACTACGCTGCCCATACAGGAACCGCTTGCCACCGTCCTCGTCTATCTGCTGCACGCCTACAATACTACCGCCCACCCGCATCGGGATCAGAAGAACCGGCTTTCCGTCCTTGTGATAAACATTACCCTGCTCTTTCTCAAATCCTTTTGCGCGCAGATAGGCATGGCTACTGTAACCAGATTGATTCAGCATAGTCACCGCTTTCCTGGCCGCCTCGCTCTGCTTGCGCCGAGTCTCCTGCTCCTGCTCTTGCTGTTGCCGGCGCATATCCGGCATTGATGGCAAGTTAGCGCGCTCGCTTGCGTCAGGCTTCCATATGGAAACCACAGTATCCATCGCATGATTCTGTACGAACCCTACAGTGCCTAGAAACTTGACCGCACCATTGCGCGAACGCGGGTGATCGTCAGTCGGATACCGTTTCCAAACACCGATGGGAGGATAGTCATGAATGATGATGCCAAATGATCTGGCGAAGTCCAAGAAATCCATTAGCGTTTACCTACCGACTTTAGGAATTGATACATCTTCTTATCAACGAATCTCTTGATCTCAGTTGACGGCATAACCGGCGCATTCTCAATCAACCCTTTCGGCCAGACGCCAAACTTATCCCGATAGGTATGCGACGCACGACCACGCGACCACCCTTGATAACGGATATACCACTGCATAGCCGACCAGAAATCCTGCTTACTCTCCCGCGATACCGCGCCAGTGGCAAGCTCTTCCATCCTGCCATCGACTGTAACGACAGAGTTCCGACGCTCGCGCACATACCCACAGTTGTGGCAAACGTCAGACCCTACTGGCCATAAGACCGAGCACCGCTGACACTTGCTGGCTTCCTTCTCTTTGAGAGTCGGTTCCTTCTTGGCCTTCTCTTTGCCGTCATCTAGCTCACTGACGCCGGCTTCAAATACTTCATCCCAATCCTCGCGGAACCTGAGATAGTTACCGCTGTGATCTAGCCAGACTGCGAATTTCTTATTCTCATCTAGTGGGTTACCGCGCATGACCCTACCCATCTGCTGTATGTGCGACGACAGAGACTTGGAGAATGGCCGCGCACTGACGCCGATCATAACGTCCGGCACATCAAAACCCTTGGTCAGAATGTCAGTTGCAATCAGACCATGTATCTTTGTATCAGGCTTTGAGAAGTCTGCGATCACCTGCTTTTTAAACTCATCGTCATCTTTGTAGCTGATGCAGATGAAGTTAAACCCGCGCTCCTGAAACTTGCGGGAGAGATCCACGCCATGACTGACGCCGGCACAGAACACAATCGTCTTGCGCGGCATACCAAATATTTCGTGAGTCTTTTTAATCCACTCGGACACAACATCACCAGTAATCTTGATGCCGCGCTCAGACGTTTCTGCCTGCGACCATTCGCCTGCTACTTTCTTGGCGCCTTCCATGTCTATTTCTTTGGCCAAGAAAACCCGCAGCGGAACCAGTACATTGTCATCCACTAATTGCTTGGTCGTTACCGGACTAATGACGTTATCGTATATCTTGCCGAGACCTTTGGTAAATGGCGTAGCCGTTAATCCAATCACGCGAACGTCAGGATTATTCTTGATGAACTCTACTGTTTGATCGCGGGTTGCGTGGCACTCATCTACGATCAGGAGATTTAATCCTGGGAACGAACCGCGCCGCTCAAGTGTCTGCGCTGAACAGACCTGAATGTTTTCATGCGGCCTGTACCGCCAATGGCCTGACTGCAACACGCCATGTTCAATCGAATACTTCTCTAGCCGCTTGCTTGTCTGATCACAGAGGACGATACGATCCAGTAGCATTGCCGCCTTGTTGCCTTTATCTTTTGTGGCCTTCATTAGTGCTATGGCCATCTCTGTCTTGCCGCTGCCTGTCGGGGCGACTAACACTTGCGCTCGCTTACCTTGAGCAAAACCTAAACGCAATTGCTCAAGCGCCTCTTCCTGGTACGGACGAAGTTGTAGTGACATCTCTGCCTTTCATGCCGGCACACATGCCCGCCGGCCTGGGCGTTTAAGTTACGTTGCTTTAAGTTTCTTCACGAGAGAATTGCACTGGCGCATTAGCTGTGCATTCTCGCGCTGGAGAGAGTCACGAGAATCTGTGACTGCTCTTAATTCTATCTCTAACAGCCTGATCTGTGCGCGTAAATCTTTGATGGTTGACTCGGCCATTTCCTTATCAAGATCATCAGCATCCATCGCGGCAATAGCCAGCTTGTCAGCCAAATCTTCGTTGTCTTGTCGCAACATATCAATCGCTGCTTTTAACTTCTCAGATTCAACGTCCTTAGCCTCCTTCTCAAAATCCTCCTCAACTATCGGTTTCCCGATAGATGGTTTTCCGTCAACTTTTTTATTGCCGGTTGGCGTTTTCATTGCACGGACTTTGCCGTCTTTAATATACTTTGTCTCGCCCTTCTCAATGCCGGACTCTTCCCGAACCTTCTGAACCAGATCAACGCTGCAATGACATGCCGTTGCTATGGCCTTGTTATTCCAATCGCGCCACTCTGCATCTGCCAACATAATCATGATGGCCTTGCGCTTATCTGCCGCTGTACGCCGCAGTCCATGCTCATCATTGGCGCCGAGCGAATACAGAATCGCATCGCGGAGCGTGCCGTTGATAACTGACGCCTCAATACCTGGCGAGCCGACTTTTGCTGTGGCAAAGTATCGGTGAAAACCATCGGCCAGATAGTAATCAACGCCGTCAAAGAATACTGTGACTGCCGGAAATATCGAGCCGGTACGCATCGACTCCGCATAGTCTGCAACCGTATCCTGATTGATCGTAGCACGCGCCTGAGTGCCACAATCAATTCTAATTTTCTCTAAATTTAAGTGCATTTAATTCTCCTCGCGGGTAAAAAAATATACCACCGCAGTAATCACTAACAAGAGCATACCGATACCCACCAGTACGCCACCCATAAACGTCAGCATTGCAAATATTTCCATGTCCATTCCCCAATACACAACAGGTAAGATCATACAGGAACAACGTGCTGCATTGCTATTGAAAAAAACTATGAATTATCTCTAAGCGATAGCTTTACAATTATTGTTTATTGTAAAGCTCGATAGTCAGCGCCATCAGATCCCACTCCGTCATTTTGTAACGGGTATAGAACCCTCGGCTACCAAGCCCGTGGTATCCAGACTTGCCAACATGATGCTCTGGGCATAACGGAATAACCAGCCAATCCGACGCCTTTTGAGCGCCGCCTGCTGCGTCCCGTGGATGGTGCAGGACTGCCGGCGTGTATCCATGCCCTTGCTGATGACACATCACGCACCCGATCTCCGCTACCCCACTCATATATTGCTTGATAGTTTTCATTTATAGATTTTCATATCGCAATAGTTATTCCATATGGCCATCTCCATCTCAATAGTCTTGTGATCGTGGCCGCAGGTAACGCACCGCCGCTTTCGCTCGACATAATTAAACTGGCCAACATCGTCATAAAAGTGCCTCGTATCTATCACCGCCGCTTTCCCATCCTTGCACTCAGGGCAAAACATTCTTGCTAACCTTGTGCGTGGTATCGCTGTCCTTGGTAGCGCAGGCTTTGCATATCCATCGTGGCCTCACTTTGGTTGGCTTCATCGCGCCGCCCTCTAGTGGTTTGAATGTTTGGCAGTTGCCACAAAACTTGCGATCATATTCACTCATTCTTTTTTGTCTCTCCCTTCATAGCCTTGGCCAGTTCCGGCAAGCCCCAATCGTCACAAATCTTGGCACACCGATGTCTCTCTTTAATTGTCACCATTTCGGAAAATCTATACATCCACGCCAGGGCGTCAATGTCCGGTGCGTATATTAGATCCTCTTCTTTCGCGGCTTTCTTGGCCATCCTGAGTATTTCCTTATCCAACTAAATGCTCGACAAGAATTTTAAGCAATGGAATAAAGATAGATATACCGAACCAAGCAATGCAGGCAACCACAATCCAATCAACAATCTTTGAATTGCCTGTTGTGTCGTAGGCCATACTTTCATTC